AGACCCCAAAAATTGCCTAGACTTTAATTTTTTTATGACCTTGCTAGTGATACAGGTAATGAAAGGAGGCTGATTGATAAGTGAAAATTACAGATGATTTGAAAACAGCAACGGCCTCACAGTCGAACCTGGCGAAAGCACTTGGGCTCTCGCGTCAACGTGTTTCGCAACTGCTCCAAGAAGGGGTTTTAGCGACGGATGAAAAGAATAATATCCTGGTTATCAAATCCGTTATCAATTATGTCAAATATAAGGGCCAATCCTCTGCTGAAGAGGAAAGCAGTTCCGATGATGCGGTATTCGAGGTTGAAAAGGCCAAGAATGAACGCGCAAAACGCAAGATCGCTGAGTTGAAACTAGCCAAAATGAACGGCGAGGTGTACTCAGCAGATACTGTAGAACAGGTTATGACAGAAATGCTTGTCAATTTGCGTACACAATTGTTAGGATTGCCAACTAAATTGGCACCACAGTTACAAAATATAACAAAAGAAGAAGCATATAACTTGTTAACACAAGAAATAGAGGACAAATTGTCCGAATTAAGTGAATATACGCCGTCATTATTCATGGATAGCGATGAATTAGACGATGATAAAGCGCCAAGTTAGGCGCTTTTTTAATGCAAAAAAGGAGGTGATAGCATGAAAACGGCAAAAGAATTGTGGCAATATGTCTCTAAAATGGGCCTAAAGCCACTGCCAAAAACCAGTGTTAGCCAATGGGCTGACGATTATCGCATGCTATCACAAGGCCTTTCAGCTGAACCAGGGCGGTGGAAAACTAGTAGAGCACCATATCAAAAGGATATTATGGATGCTTTCACGCAACCTGGTATTAATCGGGTAGTGGTTAAGTCAGCATCGCAGGTCGGGAAGTCGGACATAATGAATAATGTCCTAGGGCGATACGCTCATCTTGACCCATGTGCGGTCATGATGATTCAACCGACTATCGAATTGGCCCAAGATTATTCAAAGTCTCGTATCTCCCCGATGATCCGTGATACAAAAGTACTTTCACAAGTATTTTATGAAACGAAATCAGAAGACGGAGCCAAGACACGAGATGGTAAGAACACAATCTTATCTAAGTTATTCCCTGGTGGCCGTCTTATCATGTGCGGTGCGAACAGTCCGGCTGGATTGGCATCACGTCCTGTGCGTGTGCTACTTGCGGACGAAGTAGACCGCTTTCCAGATAGTGCCGGTACAGAAGGTGACCCAGTAGACCTTGCTGCCAAACGTATGACAACGTTCTGGAATAGGGTTATGGGGCTATTCTCCACGCCAACGAATGAAGGTAGCTCACGAATCGATGTAGAGTATCAAACAGGCACACAAGAAGAGTGGCAACATGAGTGTCCTAATTGTGGTGAGTATCATTTGATACGACATACTGAGATGGAATGTGAGACAGAGGGACATAAGGATGCCAAAGGTCGGAAGATTGTGGTAGTCAGTGATGTGAAATGGCGATGCCCTGATTGCGGCTCTACATTCTCTGAAGATGAAATGCGAAAAGTCCCTCAAAAGTACATATCGAAAAACCCTGCTGCGTTGCATAATGGCATACGCAGTTTTTTTGTAAACGGATTTACTTCACCTTGGCTAACCTGGAATGACATCATGAGGGAATGGCTAGAGGCTAAAGGAGACCCTACTCGTGAGAAGGTAGTCATGAATACTCGATTTGGGGAATCCTATGCACAGCAAGGTGCCTTTGAAGACTATCAACAATTCATTAGGCGCCGTGAAAAGTACGGCGCAGATCTTCCTGATGGTGTATTACTGCTAACCGGTGCCGTCGATACACAAGACAATCGGTTAGAGTATGAAATCACCGGTTGGGGATATGGTGAAGAATGTTGGGGTATCTGTAAGGGCGTTATCTTAGGTCAGCCTGATAATAAAGCAACATGGGATGCACTTGATGTGGTGCTTGATAAGGTATACCGATTTAAGAACGGTACAGGTCTTAAAGTAGCCCGTGCTTTTATTGATTCTGGCGGTCACTACACGTCAAAAGTATATGAATATTGTGAAAAGAACTTCAGCAAGCAACGATTTGCCATCAAAGGTACGGCCGGAACACCTGGCATACCTTTAAATTATAAGATTGGTAAAGCTTCAGGAAGCAAGATTCCACTTGTAATGCTGGGGGTTGATGATGGGAAACAACAGGTAATGAACCGATTAGCCATCGATGAACCTGGTGCTAAGTACTTTCATTTTCCGTTGGATGAAGAATTCTTAGGAACAAGAGGGTACGATGAACTGTACTTCAAGGGGATTATTTCAGAACACAAAAAGAAAGTAAAACGTAAGGGCGTTATTCATGAGATATGGGAACCTACTGCAGGAGTTCGTAATGAACCATTAGATTTACGTGTATATAACCTAGCTTGTATGAACTCAATCCATCCTGATTGGGATAGATTGGCGGAAGTAGTCAAAGGAGGAGGCCATTCTACTACAACAGTGACCAATCCGCGGAAGAAACCAATGAGGAAACGCGCTCGCAGAGCTAGTAAAGTAGCAGATATTTAGGAGGATGTATGGCAACTAGTTATTCAAGAAAGCCAAGGCTAATTGATGTGCGATTAGAATGGTACGTCAAAGCTGAGGAAGCAATATTGACCGGGCAAAGCTATACAATCGGAAATCGTACTCTTACAAGGGCAAATTTGGCTGAAGTAAGAAAAATGATTGATGATTTAGTGGCAAGGGGTGCTAAATTACCAGATATGGACACTGATAATGGGCGCGGAAATAGGTCAAAACGGGTAGTTTTTAGAGATTAGGAGGCTAAAATGGCGAGAAAAAACAAGAAATTTAGCGCTAAAATAGGCACTCCGAGGGCTCAAAATAGCGGATATAGTGAGGGCGGTGCCTCTCATAATAACAAATCATTGAAGGGGTACAATCCTAAAAAACTAGGTTATAAGGCTGATATTGGCGCAAATCTATCAACTTTGCGGGATAGATCTGCAGATTTAGCCATAAATACACCAGTCGGCACGGCTGCAATCAATACGAGTACTACCCATACCGTTGGCGCAGGTCTCAATGTATTCCCTAGACCTAAATTTCAAATCTTGGGAATTAGTGCTGAGGATGCAAGAGCATGGTCACGTAAGGTTCGTGCAGAGTTCGACTTATGGGCAGACTCAAAAGACTGTGACATTTATCGCAAAAATAATTTATATGATATGCAAAGTATCGCATATCAAGGATATCTCACAGATGGTGATAGTTTCGCCGTATTTAGACGTAAGCCAACAACACCAGATATGCCGTATACATTGCGCCTTCAATTAATTGAAGGCAATCGTGTAAGTAATCCACTCACCACTTCAACGTATGCTACAGGTGACCCAACGGGGGTTGAGGCACTTAATTCGGATAACGGAAATCGCATACTGAACGGCGTGGAAATTGATACTGATGGAGCGATTGTAGCCTACTGGGTGTCTAATCAAGTACCTGGCGAACCAATTACAAGTATATTAACGTCATGGGCAAGGGTTGAGGCCTACGGAAAGCGTACAAGCATTCCAAATGTATTACAGATTAGTAACGATACTAGACCTGAGCAGTACAGAGGGGTGCCTTATTTAGCCCCAGTCATTGAAACATTGAAGCAAGTTTATCGGTACACAAATGCAGAACTTACATCTGCGATTATTAAGTCCTACTTTGCTTTATTCTTTACTGAAGCCGTTACAAACTCCGGTTCGTTAAATGATATGTTGGCCGACAATGGGGTTGATGATCCAACGGAACCAGTAGTTGATGTATCAGAGTACAATTTAGGACCTGGTACATTAAACGCCTTACCGAAAGGTGTGGATGTAAAGAGTGTGGATGCCTCCAACGCTCAATCTACTTTTGAAGTATTTAGTACTCAACTCATCAAACAAGTAGGCGCTGCACTTAACCAGCCTTACGAAGTATTGATGAAGAACTTCAACTCCTCGTATTCTGCAAGCCGTGCAGCAATGTTACAGGCTTGGGAAGAATATAAACTACGTCGCAAGTGGTTCGCCCGTGATTTCTGTCAGCCTATCTATGAGGTTTGGCTAATGGAAGCTGTAGCGACTGGACGAATAGAGGCGCCTGGTTTCTTTGATGATCCATTAATTCGAAAAGCATGGTGCAATGCTGATTGGTTTGGACCGACTATGTCCATCCTTGACCCAGTTAAGGATATGAATGGCAGTACACTTCGCGTTGAAAATGGAGTTTCCACTCGCGAACGTGAAGCGGCTGAAATGACAGGGACAGACCTTGAAGAAAACATTGCACAACTTGCATTTGAAAAGCAACTCATGGAGAAATACGGCATGGGGCTAGCTGATGCGGGTAATCCTTCCGTTGGCTCTAAATCTGAAGCGAAAGGAGGTGAAGAGGATGAATAAATTTTGGTCTGTTAAGAATTTTGTAAAGCAAGATGGTACTGGCCAATCTGAGTTGATTTTATATGGTGATATTTCTGATACTTCTTGGTGGGGCGATGAAATTACACCACGTGAATTTGCAAGTGACTTAGCTAGTTGTAATGGTAACGAATTAACAATGCGCATCAACTCTGGAGGTGGTGACGTATTCGCGGCACAAGCCATCCACAATATGATCAAAGCCTATACTGGAAAAGTAACAGCACACATTGATGGCTTATGCGCGAGTGCAGCTACAATTATCGCATGTGCGGCTGATAAGGTAATCATGCCAAGCAATGCTCTGTACATGATTCATAATCCATCTGTATTTTTAGGCGACAGCTTTGACGCGGACGGACTAACTAAAATGGCGAATTATTTGGAAAGTGTTAAACAAACCATTGCAAATGTTTATCTAAGTCGTAGCGATGTTTTGACACCTGAGCAGATAAATACCCTTATGGATGACGAAACGTGGCTCACAGCGGATGAGGCGAAGTCCTACGGCCTAATTGATGAAGTAGACACGGCGATTACTGATAAGGCTGTTATGAATGATGGGATGGTTATCGTTAACAAAGTATCTTGCAAATATTCGGCCAAAAATGAAGCCAAAATCAAACAATTTTTAAAACATAAGGAGAAACCTATGACTGAAAACCAATTCATGGCAAGCTTAAAAGGTTTGCTCGGTATTTCTACAAACGAACCTGCGGAAAATGCAGCAGTAACAGCAGAACGTGAACGTGTTGAAACCTTAAACGCACTAAAAGGGAACAATGAAGTTATCAATCGTTTAGTAGATGTGGCTGTTAAAGAAGGTAAAACTGTAGATGAAGTAACACCTTTCATCTCCGCCGTATCCGATATTCCTGTAACTGATAACAAAGTAGTCGACCAAATTCGACAATTGGTTATCGATCAAATGGAATCCGGTGCGGATGAAGTGGTACCTCAAGGTGCATCTACACCAGAAACCAATGATGCAGTAGCTAAAGCTAGTGCAATTGATGAAGTTGTAGCATTTGCAAATGCTAAGAAAGGCGGTAAATAATGGCGTATTTCGAACAAGTAAATGGCGTTGCAGCTGACTACCTATTAGGTGGTGGCGGTGTGCCTGTATTAACTCAAAATGTAAAAGCAGCAGTTGGTGAGTACAAACGTGGCCAAGTTCTTGAAAATAACGCTGGCACATTCCAAAAAATTGCAAGCGGTAAACCTGCGGGCATCGTGGTATCCGACACTACTACAACTACTGATCACAATGTAGTGACTGTATATGTCTCTGGTCGCTTTAATCGAGAAGTATTGGTAGTTGACAAAGCTTACAAAATTAATGAACATGAAGCGGATTTTAAAGACGCTCACTTATTCTTAACTAGCATTAAATAGGGGGAACTATATAATGGCAATTGATTTCAAAGATACATTATCTTTAATGCAAGCTGTAGAACGAATGAAAACTCCGGCAAGTTTCTTGCTTGATACTTTCTTCCCACAAGTTCCGGCAGTTGCAACTTCTAAAAAAATCGCAGTAGAAACTCGTAAACGTGGTCGCACTCTAGCACCTTTTGTATCTCGCGGCGCATCTGGTGTAAATGTTAAACGTGCCGGCTCCAAAATTGCTTTATATGAAGCACCTATGATGGGCCCTCGTACAGTAATTGATCCTGAGCAACTCGACCAACGTGCATTTGCGGAAAATATTGTATCTACAATGACACCTGCGCAACGTGCGGCACAAATGCAAGCTGAAGATTTGTCTTATTTGCAAGGCACAATTATCAATCGTAAAAACAAAATGGCGGCCGATTTGCTTACCACTGGTAAATGCAAAATCGAAGGTTATGCTGATGATGGCGCGACTGTTCTAACTGATGAAATTGATTTTGAATTTGAACAAGACATCACACCTACTACTGCCTGGGACCAAGCTGGGGCCGACATTTATGGCGACTTGAAAATGGCGTCCGAAAAAATTCAGGAAAACGCAGGAATCGTACCAACTGTATTAGTTGTCGGTAAGAATGTTGAAAAATATATTCTTGATAACGCATCTATCAACAAGATGTTGGCTATTCCTAATCGTGAAAACATGACAATGTTTAACTTTGCGCCTGAATACTTATCTCCACAAGTTCGATATGTTGGCCGTATCATGTCCTTAAACATTGATGTGTATGCATATCTTGAAACATATCAAGATGATGAAGGCAAGGTAAAATCCTTTATCGGTGATGATGCTGCAGTATTAGGTGTACCTGGTCGTGGCCGTCAACAACATGCAGCAGTAACATTGCTTAACGATGACAACCAATTCACAACATATGCAGGTATTTATGTACCTTATTACTATGCTAATAAAGCTACACAAGAATTAACATTGTCTGTATACTCCCGTTGTGTATTGATTCCTGAAACTATCGATGATTGGGCTACTATTAAGACTAAATAGGGGGTAACCTACTTATGAAAATCAGAGTATTAAAGGGTTATTTAGCACACGAAGGCGAGATGTATGGTAAGGGCGAAGTAGTCGATATCAAAAAGAAAGCAGTCGCGTTGTCCTTGCTTGAATCTGATAAGTTTGAATCTGCTGAAGATGATCCTATTGAAGCGCCGAAGCCATTGGAAGTCGTTCCAGATGAACCGGAAGAAGAAATGGAATTACCTGAAGTTGATGCGGAAGTTACGGTGAAAAAATAATGCGATTTAGAGATTACCTAGAAAGCGATATTGACGATGTATTCCTAAATGAGGACGAATTCGCCGAAGGGCATGATCTAAATGGCACAGTAGCTAAAGCGGTTATTCAATCGCCAACGGCGAGAGAGTCATTCTTGTCGAATGGCTCTCACGTATCAAATGACGGATTGCACGGGGTGTCTGTATTTGTGCATTGCAAATTAAAGGACATCCCTGAAATTCCATCACAGGGGAACGTATTCCGATTAGACGGAGACGTTTACGTCGTTCAAAGTGCAATGGAAGAAGATGGGTTAGTATCCATTGAATTAAGAGCAGAAGCTAGAGGCGGTGTTGACGGATGGTTGAGCTAGAACTTGATAAAAGTGCAGTGGCAACAATTGAAAAAGCACTGGAAACGTTAAAAGAAGATAGAGTTCGACGTGTCTGCCAAGCCGCATCAAAGCGTGCAGCAACAACTGCAAGAAAAGCAGGCACGCAAGCACTACGCAATATCTATGCTATCAAAGGTGTATCGGTTGTAAAGTCCGGTGTATCTATCAATAAATTGAATGATGGCACAGAAATGCGTATCAAAGGTGGCTATACTAGCGCTCAAAAGTACTTCAAAATTAAATCACTTAAGCGAAAAGGTGTGTTTGTATCGATTAAAAAAGGTACAGAAACAAAGGTACCAAACGGCTTTGTTAGTGCATCCGGTATCTTTATGAAACGCCAAGGCAAGGACAGATATCCGTTAAAGGGAATATATGGGCCAGCCTTACCGCAAATGTTTGGTAATGAAACTGTTATGAATGCCATGCAAAAGGAAGGCATGGAAATGTATGAAAAGCGCTTATATCACGAATTAGAGCGCGCGTTAGGAGGTAACTAATGACGCCATTAGATGTATCAGATGGTATTGCTAAATATCTCATGAATGAGTTACGAAAGCTGAATGAAAACAGTGATGTTACCGAAAGACCTATTCGAGTATGGAGCGGTTTCTTACCAAGAGTGGACAAGAATGAAGACAAGCGCAAGTTATGCCCGGCCGTAGTAGTGCATCCGTACTCTGTTAGTGATGCAGATAGTTCGACGGTAGGTATTACTGTATTGGTAACTACTTATGATGAAGCCTTAACTGAAGGCCATGTCGGACTATATCACCTATTAGAGGTAGTGCGTGAGCGGTTGTTATCTGATAATCCGGTAGCACTTAAATATGAAATTAAGGAGAATACCATTAATACAACAATTCCTGATGATCAACCATACCCTCAATGGGTTGGGTATCTTGAATTTGAAGTGTATATTCCTGTTATTCGTAGGAATCTAAATAAGATATTCACGGATAACAAAGTAATTGAATAGGAGACAACGATGAACCCTGTTGTATATGTTGGGCCTTCGTTCCGCAGTAGCCGGCTAAACCAATTCATGGTTTTTAGCGACGGTGCACCACTGCCGGAAGCGGAAGACCCTATTTTTATGCATTTATTCGTGCCTTTAGGTGAGCTTAATCAGGCAATGATTGACGTCAAAACACAAGGCACACAATTAAATGTATTTTATGTAAACGCATTGAAAAATTATAAAGGAGTGAAGTAAATGGCCTTTTATCATGGCGTCAAAACAAGTGAGCAAGCTACCTCTGTAATTGCTCCTGTCCAAACTACTGCCGGCCTTCCTGTTGTGTTCGGTACTGCACCTGTACACCTTACAGAAGACCCTAGTGCGGTAGTCAACAAGCCAATCATCTGCTACAGCTGGGAAGAAGCTGTTCAACAACTTGGCTACTCTGAAGATTGGGCACATTTCACATTATGTGAAGCGATGTACGCACAATTCAAATTGTATGGTGTAGCTCCAATCGTATTTGTTAATGTATTGGATCCTGCTAAGCACAAGAAATCCACTACAACAACTGCTACATTGGCAGAAAAGAAATGTGTAGTAAAAGCAGCAGTATTGCTTAATACATTAAAAGTATCTAGTGCTGGCCAAACGGGTGTAGCTAACACAGATTACACGGCAGCCTTTGATGACAAAAATCAATTGGTTATCTCCGTTGTAAAAGGTGGAAAATTTGATACAGCTACTACATTGAACCTTACTTATGATGAACTTGATGTAGAAAACTTTGATTATAGAAATGTAATCGGCGGGGTGGATAGCAACGATAAAGCAACCGGCTTTGAATTGATTGATACAATTTATCATCATTTCGGCATTGTGCCAGGGCTTATTGCTGCGCCGGGCTTCTCTCAAAATCCTACAGTAGCATCCGTTATGAAGGCAAAATCTCGTGTCATTAACAACTTATTTAGAGCGACAACATTAGTTGATATCGATACTACGCAAGTTGTTAAATACACTGATGCTTATGAATGGAAGAAAGGTAATAGCTATACGGGCGAATCCGAAGTCGTATGTTGGCCAAAAGTTCGTAATGGCGACTATGTGTTCCATATGTCTACACACATTATGGGCATTATGGGTAAATGCGATGCGTCTAATAGCGATATTCCTACGCTATCCCCTTCTAATAAATCTATGAACATCACAGGTTTATGTTTGGCTAATGGCAAGGAAGTTATGCTTACGCATTCTCAAGCGAACTTATTGAACTCTCAAGGTATTATGACGGCCGTTAACATCAATGGTTGGGTATCTTGGGGTAACTATACAGGTGCATATCCTGGCACAACTGATGTTAAGGATACATTCATTTGTGTACGTCGTTTCAATGATTGGGATGACCAAACATTCATCTTAACGTATTGGCAAAAAGTGGATATGCCTATCTTGCCACGTAATATCAAAACAATTCTTGATAGTGAAACAATTCGTCTTAACGGTCTTACTTCTCGTGGCTTTATTTTGGGCGGTCGTATTGAATTTAAAGAAGCAGAAAACCCTACAACAGACTTGTTGAATGGTATTATTCGCTTCCATAAATACCGTACACCTCCAATTCCAGCGCAAGAAATTGAAAGTATTTCTGAATACGATGTTTCCTATTTCAAAACATTATTTCAAACAGTATAGAAAGGGGTAATTAATCATGGCATCTATCAACCAAGTGCCGGAAGTACTTAATGACTTCCGTGTATATGAAGAAGGTTCTGACAACTGTTTAGGTGTTGCCAAAGTAGAATTACCTAGTGAATCTGTAATGACTCAAACTGTAAAAGGTGTGGGCATAGCAGGTGAAGTAGAAGCGCCAGTTATTGGGCACTACTCTTCTATGGAAACTAAACTTACTTGGAACACTCCAACAGAAACTACACACCGCCTTACAGGTGGACGTGGCGTGCGCTTAGAAGTACGTGGTGCTATCCAATGTTGGGATAGCGGTAAAGATAAATATGTAATTGTGCCTACACGTGCTGTTATTCGTGGCCGTGCTAAATCTAAAGAAAACGGCACATATGAATCTGGCAATACTATTGATGCAACGAACACAATTGAAACTACATATTTGAAGCTCGAACAAAACGGCAAGGTAGTTCGTGAAATCGATAAATACGCATATAAGGATTCTATTTCTGATGGTACGGACTTCCTTGGCGATGTTCGTGCTGCACTCGGTATTTAGTCTGTAGAAAGGACGATCACTAATGAGTAAACAAAGTACTATGAACGAAACAACTGGTATTGAATTAGTAAAAGCAGGTCATTCCTTACAATTTGAAGGAATCAGCGGTTATACATTAATTAAATGTGAGAAGTCTGCAAAGAATGAAGATAGAACCATCACAGTTCCTGCATTATCTATGACGTATCAAGCACATGTAGCAGCTGCTGCATGTGGATGTAAAGTGGATGATATTTATAGTCTTCCGGCTGCTGATTTTACTAGAGTGTGCTTAGAGGTACAGAATTTTTTGCTCAATTCCGAAAAATAACTGACCTAGAAAGGTATTTTACAGGGTGTGCGATTACGTGTAGTAAATACACAAGCACGTCAATGGATTACTTTATTCGAGAGCTAGACGTGGATGAGTTCATAGTCCACGTTCAGCTCATTAGTGATGGTATCGAGCGTGAGAATAAAGCGATGAAAGGGAGAAAATAATGGCCAATAAAGTCTTAGAAATGGCGATTGCCATTAAAGGTAAACTCGACGGCGGGTTATCTTCCTCTGTATCAAAAGCATCTCAGGAACTCAACAAACTATCAAACGCAATCAAGGACCAACAGGCACAATACAGAAAACTGCAAGCTATCTCACAAAAGTCGGGGAATGTTAGTGACAGGAATGCGGCTATTGCCGCTGAGCAAAAACTGAATTCTATGTTACAAAGACAGGCCCAGTTGAGGTCTAATATTGCAAGTCAGACTGCGCATCAAAATGCAATCAGCAAAATGGGAGGTGCGAGCCCTTTGGCAGGAGCAGCATCAGCCGCACAGGGTGCAAGTGCCGCAGTAAGCGGAGTCACAGGAAAGCTTGCCAATTTTGCTATGGTCGCAGCCGGCGGCTTTGGAATTGGTGCAATTATAGATAACGTTGTAAATGCGGGCGAGGCACTATACCAATTGTCCAATAAACTACATATGACAACTGCTGAGACGTCTCAATTTAAAAAGATTATGACTTTAAGCGGTGTGGATGTAGAAGTAGCTGCCAAATCTTTTGCCAAAATGGATAAGACTTTGGCCGGCGGGGGTAAAAGTGCTGAAGCATTGCAGGGGTACCTCAGCCAATTTGGTGTATCTTTAACTGATGCAAGTGGCAAGTTGTTGCCTATGAACCAACAATTGGACGCAATGGCTAAAGGTTATCAAAATGCGGTAGCACAAGGCCGAGGGCAAGAATTCATGCTTGAAACGCTAGGCGCCAAAGGTCTGGAACTTACTAAAGTATTTGAAAACTATGCAGATGCACAAGCGGCCGCATCACAAATAAAGGGTGTTGGAATAGATCCTAAATCATTGCATGAAATATGGCTACAGATGAATATCCTGAAAGCGGAAGCTACGCAGGTTGCATTAGGCTTGGCACAGGCATTTATACCGATTGCCCAGCAAATATTACCGGCATTGATACCGGTATTACAAACCGTTGTAACGTTCATGAAAGATAATAAGGAAGCTATTGCAGCCGTAGTAACTAACGGATTGAAATTAGCCTTACTATATGGTACTGCTACAAAATTGGCATCTGGTATTACTACAATCACTGCAGCTTTTAAAGGTGTAGAAACGGCCACGAGTGCCTTTAAAGCCGCTGGCGCATTAATAGGAGGACCATGGGTAATTGCTATCATGGCGATTATTGCAGCGATATACCTATTAGTAACTAACTGGGATACGATTTGTTCTACATTAACATCTGTTTGGGATAGCGTATGCTCCGGACTAAGTTCGATATGGGATAGTGTGTGTTCTGCTTTAAGTTCTGCATGGAGTGTCATTATATCAGGTATTATGACTGTGATAAATGGCCTATTATCAATAGGATTAAGCGTATTTAATGCGTTGAAAGCGGCAATAATTGCCTATGTAAATCTATGGTTAAATCTACCAACATATATTGGTATGGCTGTAGGATTTATTATAGGCATTATTTTGCGATTGCCTGCGATTATGGTACAAGTTGGTACTGCTGTTATATCTGCCGTTGTATCATTCGCCACAGAGTGTTATACCTTTGCGGTTACCACTTTTGGGGCTATGGTTGATGGGATTTATAACTTCTTAATTAATTTACCTACCTACATGATTACATTGGGCGCTGAATTTGTAGCGACGGTTATCTCGTTTGCTTCTGAAGCGTATGCTACGGCTACTTCTTGGATTAGTAATTTAGTTAATGATGTTATTAATTTCCTTGTGAACTTACCTAGTGCCTGTGCAGAAGCCGGAGCGGCGTTTGTAGCAGCTGCAGAGCAATGGGCAAGTGATGCCTATAATGCTGTGGTAAACTGGGTAAGTCAAATTCCGAGTGCGGTATCTAACGCAATTGCAGGGGCGTGGGCAAGTATTAAGGCCCAATTTAGCGGAGGTTTCACAGTTGGTGTTTCCGCAGCTGGAGGTAAGGCGTATGCTAATGGTGGCGTAATTACATCTCCAGAAGTTGCATTGATTGGTGAAGCCGGATATCCTGAAGTCATTGTCCCTATTGATGGTAGTGCTAATGCGATGAATTTATGGCAAACGGCTGGGCGGATGCTAGGTGTGAGTGGGGCACAGACTGCTGCAGCACCTACTGTATCTCTAGCCCCTAGCTTACCTAAGACTTCAGCTAGTAGTAATAGCGGAGCGCCTGTTCAAATCACATTCGCACCTGTCATTAACGCGGGTAATAGTTCAACAGATGATATTATGTCAGCATTAGATGCAAAAATGCGTGAATTTGAACAAATGATGCGTAGCTATACCACTGGGCAACGGAGGTTGAGTTATGACTAGTTATACAACAATACAAGGGGATATGTGGGACTTAATCGCCTATAAGGTGTATGGTAACGAACGATACATCAATTTATTGTTAGAAGCCAATCAAAAGCACCGTAATACGGCAATATTTTCCGCAGGTGTTGTGTTAACATGCCCAGATGTTCCTCCTGATTCCTTACCTGAATTCTTACCACCATGGAGGCGATAGTACATGAGCTTACAAAAGAGCCTAGCTAAGGTCCAAAAATGGAAGAAGGATTTAACGCCACAAACGAAGTTAGCACGGCGGGCATGGTGTACGATTGGCTACCAACATTGGGGGAGTAAGGAATCAAAGGACATCACCGACGATATTAGTAAATACCTTCTTGATGTAACTTTCACAGATAACCTTTCAGGAACTGTAGATGATGTGGCTATTTCATTAGAGGATAGGGGTCGTCTATGGGTCGGTGATTGGTATCCTGTGAAAGGATCATTACTAGAAGTCGCCATTAATACAGTAGCATGGGAGAAATTAGGGGATGAACAATTTACGTTACCAATCGGCAAATTTGAAATTGATGAATTCGAAGGAAGTAGCCTTCCGGATGTAGTCAAAATCAAAGGTGTTGCTATTATCGGTAGCACTGACTTACGGGAGAAAAAGAAAGACAAATCGTGGAAAGATACAACGCTTAAAGCGATTGCTACCGAGAAAGCGAAAGATAATAAGTTAAAGCTATTGTGGGATGCAGATTTTGACCCACCGTTAAAAGATGCCTCTCAAAGTGCTGAATCAGACCTCGCATTTTTGCAAAAACTTTGCAATGATGCGGGGTTTTCTCTTAAGGTATCCACTGAACAGTTGATTATATTCGATGATTACAAATACGAAAATGTAAAGCCTAAAGTCATTATTCGTAGACCAGGTGGTCAATATCAACCTGTACAAACTAAAGAAGGTGAACAACCGCCTTTGATCATTACTAGGGCAATATCTTATTCGTACAAGAGTAAAACTCGTGAAGTATATCGAGCATGCCATGTGAAATATACAGATAAGGATAAGAAAACTGTGATTGAGGATACGTTTGAAGATCCTGACCGTAAGGGGCATACGTACCTTGCCGTGTTGGAAGTTAATGAGCAGGTAAAAGACAAGGCCGAGGCAACTAGACTTGCTAAGAAGAAGCTTAGAGAAGCTAATAAAGAAGCGGATACAATGTCTTTTAGTTTCCCTGGGAACCCTCTTATTATGGCATCGGTTACTGTTAAGCTCGAAGGTTTTGGGGTGTTCGATGGTAATTATTTAATTACGAAAGCGACACATACATTAGGGGCCAATTATTCAACGTCGATTGATGTAAGGAGGTGTTTAAATGGCTACTGATATATTATCTGCATTAGCAGATATGATATTCATTGGAAATGTTTCAAGTACAATTCCTGAAGAAGGAAAAGCCGTTGTTACACGCCTTGATAGAGAAGGTGTTGTAACGGCGCCGTTATCTGTCATTAATCGAGGTGCAGCACACGATAAGGACTATTGGATGCCAGCTATTGACGACCAGGTATTATGCATTATGCTACCAAATCGGTCTGGTCGTGGCTTTTCTGATGGATTCATTATTGGAACATTCTTTAGTAGTGCGGATCCAACTCCAGGTGGAGCAGATAATGGTAAACGTGTGCTCACTGTTCCTGGAGATATGACACTCAATGTTGGTGGCACTTTATCAATCAATGCAAGTAGTGGTGATGTAGTGGTTAATGGTATTTCCTTAGTTCATCATGTGCATGGCGGTGTAGTGTCTGGCGGTTCTACAACAGCCGGACCAAAATAGGAGGTATAGATGTATATCGGATATTTAGCGGATATAGTATTCTATACCGCATTAGACAATGTTCTCACTGTATCTGACGTAACGCGTTCAGGTAGTGCTAGATGGGAGAAGCACAATCTGATGTTAGAAAAGCCTGTTAAACAATTTAGTGGGCCGGATGTAGAACAAATCACTTGTAAAATTCTTATTTCTGCATCGCTTGGACAATCTCCGGATAGTACTGTTAAGAAGTTGCGAAATTATCGCGATACAGGAGCTGTATTGCCGTTTATTATTGGCGGTAAGCCTGTTAGCCAAAACTACTTTGTAATCATGTCCCTGAGTGAAGATAGTTTATTTACGGATGCATATGGCAAGACACAATCTATTGAGGTATCGCTAACTCTTGAGGAATATCCAGATAAAAATACAGTAGAAGAAAAGTCGCTTCTTAATAAATATGGTAATACATTTAATCAAGTTAATACGATATTACGGAGGTTCTAGCCATGCCAGCAACGTATGAAATTAAACCAGTTATGGACAATAGGATATCGCTAGCACCTGAAAGTGAAGTTGCTGAGATTTTGCAGAATGTGCAAACGATTATTTCTACTGTTCGTGGTAGTGTGCCACTAGATAGGGAGTTTGGTATTGATGGCCGTATTATTGATATGCCTATCCATCAAGCTCAAGCGCATCTATCTAATGACATATTCCAACAAATTAAACGGTACGAACCGCGTGCCAAAATTAGTGATATATCATTTACCGCCACACATAATGGGGCGTTGATTCCGAAAGTGATGGTGACTATATGAGATTATCTGATTTACCTAATGTTGAATTCTTTAACACAGATAAAGAACACGTTCAACAAAAGGTATTTGATATTTACATAACAGTAACAGGGCGAACCTTGGGAGAGGGCGACCCTGTTACTTTATTTTTAAATGTAATTTCGGAAATTATTATCCGATTATTAAACGATGCCAATTATGCAGCGAAACAAAATCTGTTAGCATATGCAGAAGGTGATAATTTAGATCACGTTGGAGCTGTTCCTGCTGCCGTTGAGCGATTGCGGGCAACAAAAGCAACTACGACTATCCAAGCTACCTTGTCAGCAGTGCGTACGAACTCTGTTATTATTCCAAAAGGTACAAAAATATCCACAGCAGGTGGCGAATATTTTGTTACTGTTGAGAATTTGGTAATTCCACCAGGTCAACTCAATGGGTCCGTAAAAGCAGAAGCACAACGTACAGGCGCACAAGGTAATGGGTTTAAACCAGGTGAAATAAGTACAATTATTGACCCTATAGCATTTGTGGATACGATGAGTAACACCACATTGTCTGAAGGTGGCTCTGATACAGAGGATGACGAAGCCTATCGTGAACGTATTCATGAGGCTCCTGAATCATTCTCCGTGGCAGGCCCTGAAGGTGCTTATGAGTATTTTACAAAATCTGCATCACACCTCGTGGCCGATGTAGGTGTATACTCTCCGCATCCTGGGGAAGTTAATATCTATCCATTACTATCTGGCGGTGGTATTCCGGGGCAAGAATTACTTAAGACTATTACGGAGTATTTGTCTGATAAGAAACGTAGACCGTTAACGGATAAGCTAACTGTATTAGCCCCTACTACTACGCAATATAATATCGATGCTAAGTACTACATTGAAAAAGGTGCCGATGCCACAGTGGTAAAAGCTAAGGCAGATAAAGCCGTCAATGACTATGTAATTTGGCAAAAATCTAAATTAGGCCGTGATATAGTGCCTAGTCGATTGGTGCAAATGCTCATGGATGTATCTGGAATTAAACGCGTTGAAGTGACTGCCCCTGTATTTACTCCGATTGCAGAACAAAGCGGCGTGGCAGTAGCCAATACAATCGCCGTAGTGCTTGCAGGAAGTGAGGAAGAATGATACGTGATAGTAAGTATACCAGTTCAGAACATCTTCCCTCCTCAATCGATAAGGAGCCAATTAAAGCCCTTGCTAAAACGTGGGATGATGCGTTAGCCGAATTCATGAATACGAATACATTGCTATTGTGGTCATCCGTTGATACTGAATCTGAGAGTGTCATTGATCATTTAGCATATCAATTACACGTGGATGATTATGACAGTGGGTTACCGATAGAGACTAAACGCGAAATGGTGAAGAATTCAATTGATATTCACCGCCATAAAGGCACGCCATATGCTGTTGAAAAAGCCGTACAGACTATATATTCAGATTCGAAAATAGCAGAATGGTTCGATTATGGAGGTAAGCCTTATTATTTTAAGGTTACGCTCATTACAGCGCCATTAACCGGCAAATCGGATATTGTTAAGCTTATACGCGCTATCAATGCCGCCAAGAATGTACGGTCCTGGTTAGATGGTATTGAATTCATTCGACGAATTAATTTCAATAAGTATTTCGCTGGGTGGTGCGGTGTGTCTAAGAAAGTGAATATCAAGTGTGATTTTACGAATGCATGGCGCATTAATTTGAATACCCATGTAACGTCTTACACAGTTGAATCAAAGAAAACGAAGATTAATGTAGCGCTAGATAATAGCGTTAGATAGGAGGAATATATGGCAGAATGGTCAAATGCAACCATGACCGATGTTGGTGCTGCTTTGCAAGCAAAGGTAAATGCGGGCAAGACTAAACTGACATTCACGAAAATCAAAGTCGGTAGTGGTGTTAATGCAACGAATCCATTGGCATTAACTGATGTAATCTCCTCTAAATGGGAGACTACTAATTTTGTAGTTAAGCTAGAAGGTAAAATTGTAAGCGTTGATACAGTTATAACTAATACTGGCATACATGAAGCTTTTCGAATGTCTGAAATTGGGTTATTTGCACAAGATCCTGATAAGGGCGAAATATTGTATGCATACCTTACGGACCCTGAACCGGACAGAATGCCGGCAGAAAGTGGCTCAGTAGTTGTATCTCAAGAATTAACCATCGGAATGGTATTTAGTAATACAGGAAATGTATCGCTAACTGTTAATATAGGTGCGTTGATAACACGTGAGCAGTTAACAGAAGCAGTTAAACAACATAACACAGATATTTCATCTCACCCTCCTATTACAGACCAAATTAAAGCAATCCTCGGTAGTGCTAACTGGAAAGACTCTCCGGCAAGTACGCTTGTTACAATTAAAAACTTACTAGGCCAAGGTGCTATCGTGGCATCTAAACTCGATGCTAATGCGGGCTTTGTTAAATTTGCGAATGGTTTCACTATCCAGTGGGGAGC